CGGTGGTGGTGGCGTTGGCGAGGCGAAGGAGTTTGGCGATGGGCAGGTTCCCAGGGTCGCCATGGACGTTCTCGGGGACGTTCTGATGCCCGCAGACGCCGTGGAAGTCGTCCCACTCGGCGAAGCCCATGCGGGCCGGGCTGGCCCCGTACGAGGCCGGGTAGGCCAGCAGCGGGCGGGGTGTGGCGGTGAGGCGCATCCCCCACTCCTTGCCGAGCCACGCGACGAAGTGCGCGAGTTCGGCGAGGATGGCGTCCGAGGCCTCAGGCCAGTAGACGCGGTCGGGGTAGAGCCGGTGCGCTACCGGGTCGCAGGTGCCGACGAGTTCGATCTGGATGGCGTCGTCCATGTTGGTTTGCACACCGCCCGGCAGGTTCCGCAACGCGCGCGCGGAGCGGTCCATGCGGTAGTGCTGCCGGAAGCCGTGACCGGGCCAGTAGGTGATGTGCGGGGCGGGCGCGCCGCCCTTGTAACCCGGCCACGTCCCAGTCTCGGTGGTGTGCAGCACCAGCTTCCGCGGCACGATCACGCTGGCGGAATAGCTGCTCCCGAACCATTGCGCGGTTGCGTTGGCGCGGGGGTAGATGGCGGCGTTCATCCTTGCGTGTCCTCTCTCGGGGGTGCCCATCGCGCGCGGTACCACGGCGGGGCGTGCGATTGTGACACCGTACGATGAACCGCCCATCAGCTTGTCTCCTTCGGTTCGGGGTGCTTGGGGTAGTGTTCGGCGAACGCGCGGTCGATGATGACCGGCACCTCGGTCAGGTGCGCGTCCAGGTCATCCCTGACACCCGTGAGTGCTTTGGTGGCGATCAGGTCGCGGCGGTCTGCGCTGTGTTCCATGGCGCGCATGGACTTCACGAGATCCTCAACCAGGCGTTCGGTTCGGTGCGACGATTCGGCGGCCAGCTTGGCGTCAGTGGCAGCGTTCTCGGCGATCTTCTGCGTCTTGTCCATGTCCTCGCGCAGGTTCGACGCGTGCGAGTTCTTCACCTCGTGCTTCACGTCGCGCAGGTTGCGGTGATTGGTGATGAGCAGCCCGATCACACCGATGAGGGCGAACAGCACCACACCGATCAGCCACGCCCACCACGGGGTGCCTTCGGGGGGCGGTGTCATGCCGTCTCCAACGCTTGGGTCGCCAGCCGGATCAGTGCGTCCACTTCCACGCTCCAGAGATGTAGACCTTCACGATCGAACCCGACCCATGCGACGCCGATCAGGATGAGGGCCACGCCACGACGACCGAAGCGGGCGACAGGACCGGTCATGCGGCCGGGAAAATCTCGGTGCGGTGAGCGTTCAACACAAGCCCGATCGGCGTCCCGATGGTGAGCGTCCCAGCCGTGCGGACGGCCAGCATCCGGACCCATGCGGCCGTGTTCGCGGCAAGGACGAACTTTCCCGACACGTTCGCCGTGCGCTTGACCGGCGTCCCGAACGGGTTGTGCAGGTAGTCGCGCTGCAACGTCGCCCCCGGCGTCCCGGTGCCGGTCGCTCCCGGGTCTGCGGCCGTGTCGTAGCCGAACCGGACCGACCAGTCAGCCGTGGCGCCCAGTTCGCACCAGAACTGCCCGTCGACGTCGATCACAGACGCGTAGTCGGTGGCCGGGATCGCCAGATAGCCGACGTTCACGGTTGCGGCCTTGCTGCCGGCAATGGTCGCCAAGGATGACGCATTCAGGACCGCCGACCGGTAGTTGATCATATCGGTCAGCCCGCCTGATGTGACGGCCTCGTTCGCTACTGGCCTGCGTGCCATGTTGTGTTCCTTCCTTCAGAAGCCGAGCCGGTTGCCGGCGTCGAGTTGGCTCAATGTCGGATGGTCGAGGGTCCACATCGCCGTCCGGAAATCCGGGGTGAGGCTGTAGGCCACCGACCACGCCCCCGAGCCCCACGTTTCGGTGGCGCCCTCCACAACCCCCGTCCATGTCGGGTCGGGCATCTGCGTGGGCAGGTCGGTAATGCTCAGCCGGTCGCCGATGTTCAACGCGGCCACCACCATGGCCTGATCGAGGGGGATGGTCAGCAGGTCGAACTCGGCAGTGGGAAGCCGAACGCCGTCGGGCATGTTCGCCACCCACTGCGCCAACGCCTTCGACCGCGCCGTGTCGCCGAACGCCCCCACCATGGCGCGCCGCACAATCGGCTGGGCGCCGGTGGTGTAGGTCCACACCTGCCCGCTGGGCAACGTCAGGTCGACCGTGTTGGCGACACCCTGCCCGTCAATGACGGGCGCCGAACTGGGGGACAACCATTCGGCGCTGATGGTGACCCGTTCACCGCCGTTCGACGCAACCCACGACACGCGGCCGGACGGGTCGATCACCCAACGCGACCCGGTGCCCTCCGACCAGCGCGACAGCACGTCAGCGATGGACGCCCCCGACTGGGGCAGGTGGGCAACAACCGGCTCAGCGCCGGACACGACCACCTCGGCCGGATCACCCAACACGAGCCCGGTCAGGTACTCGATCTTGTCGGACACGGGCCCGGCTGCGGTAGTGGGCGGCCGGTACGGCAGCGGGTAGGTCGAGAACGGGGCCACCGCCGGCAGGATCGCCAGATGTGCGAATGACCCATCCCTGGTGACGACGGTCGTATCCCAGTCGGTCAGCTTGTGCCCAGCGCCAACCCGAACCTTGCAGCCGATCACGTCAGGGGTCCTCATGGGCATCATCAGGACACCGGTGGAGCTCGGCGGCGACGCAGGCGCCCACCCGTACCCGATCTTGCCGGCGGCGTCCTCGGTGGTGCCGCGGTAGATGTCGAACCGGGACACGCCCTGCACGGCCTGCGACACGAACCCGCCGTCCTCCAAGGTGAGCACGGGCAGGTCCACGTTGCGGGTGTTGACGACGAGGGTCACAACCACGTTCGGGATGCTCGGGTCGTAGTCGAGTGCGGACACTGACTCGAGGAACGCCCCCGACACGGTGAGCAGGTTGTCGACCAGCAGCGACGCGGCCTCATCGGCGGGATGCCCTGTGGCGCCCCCCCAGTTCAACATGTCGACGGTGCCCTCGCCGATCACGCGGGGAACGAGCCGGTTCGCGTAGTCGCCTTGGGCGATTTCCAGCGCGGGCGCGTTCGACTCGGTAAGCGGCCACCACAGCAGCGGATGGCACGCCTTGATCCACTCGTGATACAGGGATTCGATCGGTTCGGACCAGTTCGCGGACACGTCCGCGCAGGTGATCGTCGCCGACGCGATCAGGTCGACCCCGTGCGGCCACGACAACGCAACCGTCGCCACGGTGCCGGTGAACCGCCGGACCCCGGACGCGTAGGCGGTCACCGTGGCGCCGCGCATCACATCAGCCGACCACGCACCCGTCCCGCCCGGGGTGAACCTGGCGTCGGAGTTGTCGACGGCGAACGTGAGGATCGACGGCTGGATCGCGCCCTCACCTTGCCTGCCGCGGGTGAGGGTGATGGTGCCGAGCAGGTAGTCCTTCGCCTCATGCCCGCCGATGATGACGGAATAGTCCTCAGCGCCGGACCCTGCACCGTCCTCGCCCGGGTAGGTGATGGGCCCCAGAACGTCACCGGGATACGCCATGGCAGCCTCCTACTCGGACAGCGCGGACACGATAGCAGACCCGTCCCACCACGCCAGATAGCCGTAGCGGATCGCCGACCCATCCCAGTAGCGGATCAGGGTCGCCTGCTGCACGTCAGTGGTGGTGGTGAGGTCGTACAGCTTCACCTTGTGGACGCTGGGAGCCGTGACGGTCAGGTCGTACAGCTTCACCTTGTGAATGCCTGTCTCGGCGCGTCCCACCGTCAGGTCGTACAACCTGACCCGCTGGAACTGGTCGGTCCCCACAGTCAGGTCGTACAGCTTGACGATTTGCGCCATGGGTCAGGCCACCTTCCACGTGACGCGCATCGACAGGTCCGTCCAGTCGGTGATCGCCGCAACCTCAGGCGCCGACAAGGTGACCGAAACCGACGCTGGTGTTTCGCTGGTCACGGTGAAGTCGTCGGAACACACGACCGCTGCGCCCTGCAACACCTCGACCCGCATGGGCACCGAAGCCGACCCGGGCCACAGACCCCAGCGCGGCGTCTCGATCACGCTGGTACCCACCGTCAACGGGGGCAGCCGGAACGTGACCGACTCGTTGCTGGCCGAATCCGGGTTCACGAGGTAGCTCGCATCAGACGTGGACAGGGCCTGCGTCAGGGTTGACGCACCCGTCCCGCCCACCGAGATTCCGCCCGTGTTCGACAGCACCGACAGCGGACGCACCAACGACGCGGCGCCAGGCGTGTAACGGCCGATCAGGTCCGTGGCGGGCTCCACATACCCCATCGAGTCGAAGTCGGGCGTGGCGGCGGCGGTGCCGAACTTGCCCACGTAGGCGTACAGCAGGTTCAGGCCCGCACCCGTGTTCAGGTCGGTGGCCGTGTACGTTTCCAGCGCCGTCGTGGAGTCGCCCAGGTACAGGCCCAACTTCACCGACCCCGTCGACGTGGTGGCGCCACAGGTGAGGGTCACCTCGAGGCGGTACCACGTATCAGCGGCGATGGTGGTCGTCGACGTCCACTTCGCAGGCGCCAAGCCGGACGCATCCGAAAACCTGATCCTCGAGTCGGACTGAATCTCGACGCTCCCGACCCGGACTGTGCCCGCCGCGTGGAACCACATGAGAGCGGCGATGACCCCGGGGGTTGCCCCAGCGAACCGGAAGTATTCCCGGACACCGACGCTGGTCCCCGTCGGGGCGAACCGTGCCCGGCCTTCCGTGCCGGACCCAGCCGACCGGACGCCCCGGGCGCCGTGGAACGCTGACGCGGCATAGGCGGTGAGGCCCGTCTGCTGGGGCAAGCCGGAAGCGGAAGCGCCCTCGGCGTCAGAGTCGAACGTGTAATCAGCCACAGGGGTCTCCTAGGTGGTCTTCGGCCGGACGATGTAGTGCGTCTCAGGGGTGACGCCGGCGGCGGCGATCTGCGACGCCACAGGGGGCCATGTGCCCGTGTACACCCACGGCGACTTGCGCGGGCCACCAGCGACCGCGCGCACGTCGATCGTGGTCGCGTACCCGTCCAGAGCCCAATAGGTGGTGGGGATCACGCGAATGGTCAGGAACCCGTCGATGGACGGGAAAGCCGTGTTGCGGAACATTCCGCCCACCACACGCAGCCGCCCACCCTGCGGGTTACGGCCACCGGTGGACGAGAAGCCGATGTGCTGCGACACCGAGCCGGACGTGTTCGGGTTGTCCACCGACAGGTCGCAGTCGATGAACTCGACCAGCCCAGCGACCGACTCGAACCCGGCCACAACCGCGTTCGTGGAACCACCCAACGTGGCCCCACCGTTCAAGGCCGGATCAACGTTGCGGTTCCCAACATGGTCGATCTTGCAGCGCACAAACCGGTACGTCCCGAACGTGGCCCGGTTCTCGTCGTTGACGGCGATCCGGGACAGGTTGCAGTGATGGAACCACGAATCCCGAGCCTCCCACAAGGTCTCGTTGTTGCCCATCACCAAACCGCCACGCCACGGCCGGGCCGGGTCAACCTCGGTCGCGCGGCGCCCGTCGACCTCGCAATGGTCAATCAGGATCGACGGCGAATACTGCGACGTGAGCCCGCCATGTTCGAACGGCGGGGCTGCGTACATCGCGTGAGACGCCCCCACGAACCGGCAGTACGAGAACACGGCCCGCTTGCCCTGCCCCACCTCAATGCCGCCATGAGGGGCAGGCTGGGGGGTGTAGATGCCTTTCGACACGAGGTCGGCGGCCACCGACGTGAGAGCGGGCTGATCCACCGCCCGGAACGTGACGCCCCCGCAGTAGACCGTCGCCCCCTCGCCCACCGGCTGCAGGAGGGCCATCATCATCTTGTTCGGTGCGAACGCCGCGGCCGTCATCGAAGACAGGTAGGCCAACTGGGGCGCCGTCATCGACGAATCTTGCTGGATGATGCTGGACGCCGCGCCCGTTCCCAACCAGCCGCGCATGTTGCCGTGGTAGTAGCCGTGGGCAAAGTTCACACTGCCCGACGTGCCCGACAGCCGGAACCCGGACAGGTGGTGCACACCCGACCCGACCCGGATCACCCGCAACCCGTCGCCGGCGTTCGCAGTGTCAAGGCGCTCCTGGAATGTGCCCCCCGACGTGGCGATCGTGTCGATCCGCACACCAGGCGGCCACTCGGCCGTGATGACATCCTCGGTGGTCCCAGCCGCCCACGGCGGATTGGCGTCCGACCATGCCGCGGTCACCGTGGCAGGGATCGACGCCTCAGGTTTCGTGCCGCCGTGCAGCCACTTCGACCGCACACCATCCAAGGTGGCCCACAGTTCGACGTGACGGATCACGACACGTCCATAATCCAGAAGTCGCCCGCCTGTAGCATGGCCGGGTCAGGGTTCGAGGTCAGACCGACCCCAACCAGCCGGGCCACCACACCGGGCGCCACCTGCAACGCGTTGCCCAATCCGGCGATCAGGTTGTGTGCGTCTACGATGCCCTGCTCGATGTGCTCGATTGCGGCGGCGGTGATCGGGGTCGACGGGTCGGGACGGTCCCGCCAATCGGCGTGATAGGGGGTGTAGGTCATGCGAATGCCAGCCTTCCGCCTCGGGTACGTGCCAACTTGGTGAGTTCCTGTTCAACCTCACGCGCGAACTGCAACGGATCGACGCCACGCTGGACGGTCGCGTTGACGTTGACGGTCATGCCCGATCCGCCCAGCGGGGAACCGTTGATGCCGCCCCCAGCCATGGCACCGATGCGCCGGCCGGTCTCGCGCCAGACCTCCACAGCCCGGGGCCGACGCCAGTCGTTGGCGAGCGGGATGTACCCCTCGCCCTGAGTGTCCGGTTCGTTGAACTGAACGCCGTCAGCTTGGGAGTAGATGCGCGCCTCGTTGATGCCCCCGGCGGCCATGGCCCGGAAGATGCCACCACGGGCCGCAGGAATGGCCCTCAGCGAGCCGGTACCGGCCCCGCCAGTGATCCGCCACGACGCCGAACCCGACGCCGATAGGGTCGCGACAATGGCTACCCGCTTCCCCTGCAGCGCCTTGATCTTGGCCTGCAAGTCCCGGACGCCCTTGTCGTCACCCTTCGCCTTCGCCTCCACCACCTTGCCGCGCAGAGACTTGATCTGCTTGTCGATCAGGGCAACAACAGCCGTCGCCTTGTCGCGGGCCTCGATCTTCGGGTCAGCGTCGGGAATCTTCTTGATGCCCTCGGCGGCGTCGCGTGCCTTCTCGGCCACGCCCCGCAGGTCGTCGGCGGCATCCTTCGCCCACCCGAACCCGGGCACCTTGCCGAGCGCACCCAGCATGTCGGCGAGCCCTTCAGTGACCCACGCGAACCCGTTCACGATCCACTTCAGCGCCGGTTGCAGCGCCTCATTCCACAGCCACTTGCCGGCCTTCCCGATCGCCGTAAACGCCGTGTCAACCACCTTGCGGAACGTCTCCGACTCGCGATAGGCATAGATCAGGCCAGCGACCAGCAGCCCCACGGCAGCAGCCACCAGGACGAACGGGTTCAGCGCCATGACGGCGTTCACGGCAGCGAACGCCACGGCCACAATCCCCAGACCAGCGGCCAGCGGGATCAGTACGTCCGAGTTCTTGCCCATCCAGTCCACGACCTTCACGGCCACGTCGATCAGCTTCGTGAGGGCGGGCACGAGCTTCTCGCCCACCGACTCCTGCACGTCGCCGAACTTGGTCTTGAGGATGCCCAGCTTGCCGTCGAGCGTCCCTGCTTCCTTCTCGGCGAACCCGCCAACGGTGTCCTTCAGACCGCCCACGACCTGATCGAAGTTCTTGCCGGTATCCCCGGTGTCCTTGAACTTGATCCCAAGCTCTTTCATGGCCTTCGCGTTGCCGCCCAGCGCCTTGCCGAGCACCTTCCCAGCCTCAGGAAGGTCCTTGCCGGTGCGCTTGGCGTAGTCGACCATCAGCGGCGTCAGTTCGGAGATCTGGGAGCCGGTCAGCTTGTAGCGGGCAAGGACCGACTGAGACGACGCGATGTCGTCGGCGTCCGCGCCGGTCTTGTCTTGGATCGCCTGATTCAGTTGGCGCATCTTGTCGATGGACACGTCCTGAAGCGCCGGGAACCGAGAATAGGCGTCCTCGAGTTCACGCTGAGACTTGTCGGCGTCCTGAAACGCCTTCACCGACTGCACGCCGAACGTGACCGCAGCAGCACCAGCCACCAGCAGTCCGGTCTTCATGGCGCCCGACAGCTTGCCGCTCGACTTGTCGGCCTCGTCGCCCACGCCCTTCAGCGCCTTAGACGCCGACTTGTCGACGCCCAGCAGGATCAGCTTCAGGGTGGTGTCAGCCATTGCGTGCCGCCTCTCGTTGAGCGTCGCGCCAGGCGTCGACCATTGCCGCATACCCCAGCCACAGCGACCAGGGGAGGTCCCACACGTTCCAAGGGCTAATGCTCGGGATCAGGTGCGTCAGGTCGAGGATTCGGCCCTCAACCTCGTCCCGAATGTTGACCAAGCCAACTGCACGAGTGCGCGGGGCGGGTGCTACTCGCCCCGAACGGAACCCTTCGGGGAGCCCTTCGGGGCCTTCGCTTTTCCCGGCGTGTGATCCTGCGGTTCAGGGATGAACGCGATCTTGCGCGGCGAAATGTTGACCGACTCCATCAGCCCGACCTTTTCGCCGGACGATGCGCGGGCGGCCCAGATCAGAAGCGCCGTGTAAAAGTAGATCTCCGGGTGATGTTTCCGGTCAGCCTCGGACAACGACTGAAACTCGGTGAACAGCCCTTGAACGTCCTCCCACGTCTTACAGCGGGTCATCAATTGCCCGTCGTAGATCGTGAGTTCGCGCTGCAACGTCATGATGTCGGCCAGCGTCAAATCCTCAATGGACGCGGCCGGATAGTGCTTGTCACCAATAACGACGATCACGGCAGGTTCAACTCCTTCATGGCGTCGGTCAGGATCAGGTCCAACTTGGCGCGGGCGTCCGGGGGCAGATCCTGGAACGCCTCGGTGTAGGTGCCCTCAGGGACGGACTGGGCAACCCACTTCTTCGCGTTGCCGTAGACCGGGTGCCTCAGCACGCCCGAATCCAGCCCCTTGTAGTTCGCGCCCTTCTTCAAGTTGATCGACGCGCCCTTCGCCAGGATCGACACGGCAGGCTTGCCGGACGCGAGGCGAGCAGCGAGCCCGCCACGCGACGGCATGGACGCCGAACCCTCAGCCACGACATGCGCGCCGATCGGGGCGGCAACCTCACGGATGCGCTTGCGGATCGCCCGCGCCACGGCCTTGTCGGCCTGCTTCAAGGCCGCAGCGAACCGGGCATAATCCTCAGCCGAAATCGTCGGCTGGGACATGTCAGAGGGCAGCGTCGGCGGTACGGGTCACGATGGCGAGATTCGAGGTCAGACCCTCGAACGCCAGATCATGCGTCACGCGCTCGGCCCCGTTCGACGTGGGAAGGTTGCCGTTCAGGCGGACCTCAGGGATGACGACCTGAACCACGTCGGTGCCGTTCGTGAGGGTCACCAGCAGCACCAGGGAAGTGTCGGCGATGATCGCGTCACGGAACGTCGCGCCTTCGTACTCGACGTTCACGGTCCCCGTAATCGCCCTGAGTCCCGGCTTGCGGATCGTCGGGAGCCCGCCAACCTGCGGACCCTCCTTCAGCGCGTTGTCGACGTTCAACCCGAACGACTTCACCACGGCCAGCGCCGAACCCGTCGCGGACGCCAACACGGTTGCCGTCGCGGCAGTCAGGGTGCCGCCCACGTAGAACGCCGCGTGAGCGAACGTGAACAGCGACGACGACGCCGGGTAACTCGCGGTGGCGAGCGCGGTGGCGGTGGCAAGCGACTTGCCGACCCAGTTCAGGGTCATGTTGACGATGTTGCCCTCGGGGCAGTTCAGCGCCCACGAGCCGACCTGGCAGCCCGCGTAGGTGTAGGCGGCGACGTTGGTGCCGTCGTACACGCCGTACTGGACCGTGTAGGAGGGCATCACATCGGCGAACGAGAACACCTGCTGGTACAGGCCCGCGCTGACGAGGGTCGACGTGGACGCCCCCATGCAGCCCTCCCACAGGACACCCAGCCCCTTGGAGGGGACTTCGAGGTCCAGCGAGCCGGCGGCGGAACGGTAGGGGATGGTGCGACGGTCAGACTGGGCGACACGCGCGCCCGGCTTCAAGCCGACACCCTGCACGACCGACTTGCCGTCCGAGTGGGCGGAGCCGGTGAACATGTAGAAGCGGTCCGGCACGACGGCGGTGCCGTAGGTAACTTCCTTCTTCATGCCGAACTGCGCGTCGAGGAACGTGGTCACTTGGTGGCCTCCTTGGCCTCAGGTGCCACGACGGGCACGAAGTTGGCGGGCTGGGCGATGAGCGCCGCGCCCTGCTCGTCGGACACCTCGAACACGTCGCCCGCGAGGACGATGCGCCCGAGCACTTCCACATCGCCCAGCGGCGACACATTGCGAACCTTCACGGGGACTCCTTGGGTCAGATGCGGGCTTCGTAGGTGATCGAGCACTGGATTTCGGCCACGGTCGAGCCGTAGTCAGCGAGCCGGTGCGGGGTGTAGCTCCACGCCGCCACAGACGCCTTCCAGACGCTCGCCACGTTGAGGGTGATGGATTGCCGCAGTAGCGTCTCCACGGCCGCGAGGATGGCGAACGCGGCGTCCCGTGCGCCCTTCACGTCGTCGTCGTCGTGGGCGCACCAGATGACGGCGTGCACCTCAGCCGACTCGTCACGGGTCAGGCGTTGCGCGTGCGGGTACACCTGCGTCCCAGACGCGCCGACCGTGCGGGACGCCTCAGCGTCATCGACGCCGATCAGCAACCAGTCGCCCGAGTTCAGCGACACCGGCCAACAGTCGGCCACCGTCACATCCGGCAGGGCGGTCGTAGCAGCGGCCAGCAGGGCGTCGATGAACGCGGGCAGAACAGAGGTGCTCACGCGAACCCCAACGGGGCCAGCAGATGATCCTTCATCAGCTCGGCGGCCTGATTCGACACGAGGAAGCCAGCCGGGACAGGTTGCTGGCCGGGCATGGTGAGACGCGACTTCCAGTGCTGGGCGGCGATGTTCAACGCCGCAGCCCTCGCCCACCACGGGGCAGTAGCCCAGCCTGCGACGTACGCGACATCAAGCGGGCCCGACGGCATACGGCCACCATCGGCGCGGGCCAACAGTTGCGAACCGTCTACCCGGTAATCAGCCAACGTCAGCACCGACCCCGCAAGCGTGGCGGCGCTCGTCAACGATTCGGCGCGGAACTTGAGCACAGCGGCGTAGGTGCCAACGTCGATGCGCTCCGTGATGTCGGTGGCGACCACAGGCCCGCACAACTCCTCCACCTTGCCGACGCCCACCTCGAGCGACAGCAGCAACGAGGCATCCTCAGCCCCCGTCGCCTTCGTGTTGTTCACGTAGCCGCGCAGATCCTCCACGGTCAGCCAGGCGGTCATGTGGTCCGCCTGCGGGTCTGCCTCTTGGGCGCGGTGGGCATGGTTGCGACCTCAATCTCAACCGGGACAGGTTCAGCCATCCGGGCATTCAGGAGATCCACGGCCTCGGCGTCGGGGAGTTCGACGGTCTCGCCCATCGGCGGCCACTCGATCCCGTTGCGGGTGCCCGAGATGTTCACGCGCATGATGACCTTCATGAGTTCTCCCTTGCATGAGGAAAGGGGCGGTAGCCGTAGCCACCGCCCCTTCCGTTGAATCGATCAGGCAGCGTTGCCGACGAAGACCTTGATGGCCCCCGTCTGGTCAGCCAGGATGCCGTCGCCACGCAGGACCGCCTTGAAGGTGATCTGATCCGTGTTGAACGCGAAGTCCGTCGACCGCTCGAAGCGGATGCCGCCGGCGATGCGCACGAAGTACGCGGAGAAGTCGCCGAAGATGATCGACTTCGCACCGAGCGCGACAGCAGCCACGTTCGGATCGGACACGACCGGCTTGCCCAGGATGCTGTCGGGGGTGCCGCCGAGGCCCGGCTGCCAGAGGTACTGGTTGGTGGTGTCCTTCAGCTTGCGGACGGCGGCGATCGTCGCGTCCCTCATCATCCACGCGGCGGACTTCGAGCTGCGGTAGCCCGAGTTCACCGAGTAGAACAGGTCGATCAGGTTGTCTGCGGTGAACGCACCCGCGACGCTGGCCGCGCCAGTGACGCCGGTCGTGGCGGTCTGGACGATGCCCGACGGCTTGCTGGACGCGTTGCCGACCACGAGGTCGGTGCCGAAGCCGTTGCCGAGTGCGCGGCCACACTGACGGGCAAGGAAGCCCTCCAGGTCGACGCCCGTGTCCTCGATCAACTCACGGGGGGCCTGCACGATGACGCCGTACTTGTACGCCCCGAGGGAACGCTTGGCGAACGCCGGGTCCGACTCGGTGAGCGCCACGTTCTCAGCGGTCAGCGTCGCCGTGCTGTAGCTCGTGGTCACCGGAACCTCGAAGGTCTCGCCGGATGCGGTCTCGAGGACGGTCGGGTTCGCGGACATGACGCCCGAGGTCTCGATGATGTGCTCCATGAGCTGGCCGTAGAACGAGGTCGGGACGGTCGCGCCGCCCGAGCTCGCGGTGCCCTTGGTCAGGTCGCGGAACTTGACGTCCCGGTTCAGGGTGACTGCGGCCTTCTCGCCACGCAGGAACGAGCGAACCTCTTCCATCGCGGGAGACTCGGAGCCACGCGACTGCGGGCCGGACATGACATCGGCCATGGCGGCGTCGGCGTCGGCCTTGCGGGCCTCGAAGGCGCGGATCTGCTCGATGCGGGCACCGATGGCGTCGAGATCCTCGTTCATGCGCTCGAAGGTCTGGGACTCTTCGGCGTTGAGGTCGCGCTTCTCGGCGTCGGCTCCGTCAAGCAGGACCTTGGCCTGCTCGTGGATGTTCTTGCGGTTCTCCTGCAGGGTGTTGATGAGCCCGTGGGACATGTGATGTCTCCCTTTCTGTTGGTCGGGCGAATGGGGGAGGTTTCGAGGTGGGTTTCGCCCGGCCTCAGAAATGCATGGACAGCATCAGCCGCTTGCGCGCGATGGCGGCCGCGTGGGTTTCGCCCGGCGCGTCCTCCTGCACGTCGACCCGCAGAAGATCCGCGAGCCGTTCAGACTCGGCGGCGGCACGCACCGAATCGAAGTCAAGGTGCCGGGACTCAGCCAACGACCGCAGTCCAGACGTGGTGTCGAGGTAGGCCGGGTTCACGACCGGGGCCGTGTCGACCAGGTGGAACTCGGTCAGGGTCCGCAGCGGGAAGCCGCTCTCCGTCAGGGACCACTCGTCGCCGCCGGGCATGAGATGGAACGCGAACGACGACTTCGTGACATCGCCACGGCCAGCCAGCGCGGCAAGGTCGCGGGCATAGGACGTATCGGGGAGGTCGACCTCGTACAGCAGGCCCTCGTCGTCCACCGACAGGCGGAGAGTGCCCGACGACGTGCGCCCCAGCAGGTAGTTGTCCTCGTGCTGGTAGCGGCACAGAACGTCCCCACCATCACGAAGGGTCTTGGTCAACGCGCCGGGAGCGATGCGCTCCACGAAGCCGCCGAGGTTCTGAGACAGCTTGTTGAACTTCAGCGCGTACCCACCGAGCCGGGTAATGCCGTCCTCGGCTGCGCGAAGCTCAACGACGCCCGTCGTGTAGCGGATTTCAACGGTCATGGGGTGACCTCCTCGGGTGCGGGGGAAGGTGAGGCAGCAGCGGACAGCGGGGCGAAGTCGTCGCCGCCCTCGATCGGCTCCAAGTCCTCCAGGGCGCGAAGCTCGTTGATCGACCTCATCCCGATCTGGCGTGCGGTCTGGTAGACGCTGTAACGAGTCCGGGTGTCCACGCGCTTGAAGGCGTCCACGTTGAACTTGACGTACTGCGGTTGCGGCATCAGCCGGAAGAACGCGGCCTCGAACTTGGACACCCACGACCGGAGCGTGAACATCAGCAGCCAGTCGGTCTGGCCCTCCACGGTGTTGTACGTGAGTGACGCGCCCGTGGTGCCGCCCACCATTTCGGGCGGAATGTTGAAGATCGACGCCACCGTGGTCGCGTTGCCCTTCATCGACTCGAGGAACGCGGCGTCCCCCGCGGGGATCGTCATCACGTTTAAACCCCAGTCGCTGCCATGGACGAACGGTTCCCCGTTGCGGATCTTGGACCTCGCCCGGGCAGACACGGCGTCTGCCTGCTCGTCGGTCAGTTTCCCGCCCTTGTACTCGATCTCAAGGCCGGGCACCTGTCGGTTGCGCGCCCAATCCCGCGAGGCAAGCTGGGCGGTCTCAGCCGAGCCGAACGTGACGGCGAACGCCCGGATAGGCGAGATGCCAACCAGTGAACCGGGAACCACGACGGCTGGAATGTGCACCAGCCGGGAACGGTCAACCTCGCGGCCGGACACGTAGAAGCGCGGCATGACGCCGGACTCGTCAACGATGACGCGCGCCGGATTCAGCCACTGGACTCCGGTCGGCTCACCAGCGGTGCCGAACCCAGACTTGAGCCCCCACGCGTTGCCGTGGGTCAAGGCGGACACGACGCCACGCTGGATGAAGTCGACCGTCGTTGAACCGTCGATCGGATCAGCCAGCCACGCAGGCAACGGGAGCGCCTGCCGCCTGCCGTCCGCAGTCTTGCGGTAGGCGTGCAGCGGGAGCGTGGCGATCGTCTCGGAGATCAGCTTGATAGCCGAATACGCGGGGGCGATCGACAGGAGGCGATCCTGCGTCATGCCACCGTTGTCGCTCCAACCGGAGTCAGTGACGAACGCGGACGGGTCGACGGAGCGGGTCTCAGTCTTGCGGAACAGACTCACGGGCCGCCCTCCAATCAACCAGCAGCGAAAGCAGCAACAGCAGGACGCCAGCCACAACCAGCGCGGCGGGGATGGACCGGAACGCGACGAACAACGACACGCCCGCGATGACGAGAAGCGACCCGGCAAGGTCAAGCCATGTGCTCAACGGGGGACCGCCTCTCATTTGAACGACGACAGGGGGTCGGCGTTGATGTTCATGGACGAGGCCAGCCATGCAGCAGCGGTAGCGCCAACCAGCGGCGTGATGTCGGTGGACGACTTCACCCGGCCCCACGTCCACAGCCCCTCGTCGGTGCCCTTCTTGACGCCCGCCAGAACCGCGTCAGTGAGCGGTTTCTGCCCGAGATGCGCCGGAAGATCCGACGCGAACTGGACACACGCCGCGGCGTAATCGGCGCGCTTCAAGAACTCCACAGACACGCCCACAGCCTCCAGGCGGGGCACCAGAGCCTCAGCGGCCGAACCCTGAACAATCCACACCGTGACCGACCCGCGACGCTCCACAGCGGCACCCAGCAGCGACACAGCCCAATCGGTGCCCGGGCGGTAATCCAGCGTGGTGCCGTCAGACGTGATCTCGACGTGCGGGCGGCCGTCGGCGTTCATACCGCCGGCGACGATGCACGAGTGTGTCGCCATCGGTGACACGTCCAGCACCAGAACCGGATCGCCCACAATCGCGGACGCCGGGTCGAGGCGAGCAGACCAATCAGCGGCGGAGATGACGCCGAGCCCATGCGAATCTTCCAACCACTCGCCCAGCCGTTCGCGCCGGTAGCCCTCTTCTGACATGTTCGCCCGCTCACCCGCGCAGACCTTCGCCTGCAACCGGGAGCCGAGCGCCGGATTCGTTGCGGCCAGCGCCTTGGGATCGTCCGTCTCAGTTGCCGCCGTGATTGACCACTCGTCCCACGCCTGCCGCTTCGCACGACCAGACAGCGACTCGCGCCGAACACGGGAGAACACTTCCCCGCGTGCCTTCGGGCCGGGCGGGGTGCCCGTGTAGATCCATTGCGGGTTACCCATCGGGGCGGCCGACGTGGTGGGCATGAGCGCCTCCAGGTCCTCGTCGGACAACTCCTGCGCCTCATCCATCACCAGACAGTCGACGGTGAAGCCACGACCGGAGCCCTTCGATCGGGCCACGATCTCAACCGAGCCGCCGTTTTTGAGGAAGATGGCCTCTTGCCCGTTCACGTTGCGGACCTCAGCCACGCGCTCGTTCAACTCGGGGAACTTCGCGGCAGGATCATCGGCCTTCCGACCGAAGAAGTGCTGCAGCCT